CATGGCGAGCAGATCTTTGAGGGCAACTACATGGGATTGGCGAAGATGCTCAAACCTGTAGGTGGTGGGGGTACTCGTGTTGGCTGCGTTAGTGATCACATCGTCAAAGAAAGAATCAACGCAGACTGTGTGATTGTCTTCACTGACGGGTACGTGGAGTCTTCGTTTCTCTGGGATGTCATCCCGCCAACTCTCTGGATGGTGACCGAGAATATATCGTTCCACCCTCCCGTGGGCAAGAAAGTAATGATCAACAACGACTGAGGAGTATTTGAAAATGTCTGTACAGAAACTAATCTACGGCGAGTTTGCAACTGACTCGCTCATCACCGCACTCACCAACGACACAATGGTGTTACCGCTCATCCGTGAATTAAATCATCACTATGGTCTGATGGTGTTGGATCACAAATATGCCTACCATACAGTAGGCGCAGAAGGTAACTGCAATAGTTTTCATTTGGTCGAGAAGAATGGGTTCGCGCAAGGTCACGCGTATGCGTGGGAGGAGGAAGGTAAAACAAACTACGCGTACTACACTCCGTTCTGTTCTAAAGACCGTGGCAAGACTGAGATTCATCGTCAGACTTGGACTAGCCACAAACTATCTTCGCTGATGGGTGCTCTGAAGAAAGGCGGCGTTATCAAGCCTGATCTGGTGCTCGGCAAAGTCAGGCGAGCGGTGGACGGCGTGCGGCACCAAGTAGAAGGACACTTCGGTAAAACTTATAAACCTACAGATCCGTTCTCTGGCGACGAAGTTCACCAGATGTTGAAGACCATTTTGCTCGGAGCGCCGTTGTTTGTAGACAGAAGTAAATGTCAAACAGCACTTGACAAATACAACGAGATCGATTCTAATCTGGTGGAGAGGAACAAAGAGATCACGAGGATGTTTGAGAATCCGTTCTATCTTCTCGCGGCAGACAAGCGCGGTCATATCATGATCGGTAAGGTCAAGCGAGTTAAGGATGGTAACAATCCGTACCAGAGCGAGATCGTGCAGAACTTTCATCGTATATCTCAGGACACCCTATACAAGACTTACCCGGACTTGATTCCGATTTTAACTATGTCGAAGGTTGCTTACGAGGGGACTGGACACGGCATGGTCACACCGTTTATGCCAAGGGCTGACATGTACAACGCTGACTTAGATATTGCTCTTTACTACCCAACGACTATCTCGGAGTATCACGAACAATGGATGATGATTCCGGTTGGGTGGTTGTGAAAGACTTCACCATGTCAGTAAGATTTGTACATCTAAGCCCAGTCGTGCATCAAAACGACTGGTCGTTAATTAGGGTTCCACTGCACCGTGAGGAAGGAATTTACACGGTTCATGTGGGTGACAATTACACACGAACGTATACGGACGAGACGCTGCCAGACTTGATTAAGATGAGATTGGCTATGATTCTTGCAAGCCATCAGTATGTTGTTAGGGACGTAGAACTACTCAAGGCTGAACTGTATGTGAATCATGGACCCGTAGATCTGCACGACATCGGCTGGCAATCGTCGGATTCGTATTTCTGTTTAGTGATACCAAAGAAAGACTTGGAGGAAATGAAAGGTGACACCGGAAGCGAAGGTTAAGGCTAATATAAAAACCGTTTTAAAAGAGGAAGGAGTTTATTATGCGATGCCAATAGGTACAGGGTGGGGGAACTCAGGCGTACCTGATTTCTTGTGTTGTGTTAATGGACGATTCTTAGGGATCGAAGCTAAAGCAAACGGAGGTAAACCCACCGCGTTACAAAAGAAGAATCTGAAAGATATTGAGTTGAGCGGAGGTTATGCCGCCGTGATCAACGAGAACGCGTCAGATTTACAGTATCTTGTTGAGTTAATTAAACAGTTGAAGGAGTTGCGTCATGGATAAAGAATTGGAGTCTCTGCGGGATCTATATGCAGGGTTGGCTATGTTGGGGTTTGTTATGAGTGGTTCGTACAGGACTTATAACAATAACCATTCAGCCAATGCCGCGTTTTATATCGCAGATTCCATGTTAGAAGCACGTACCGGGAAAGGTATTGTGTCCGTTAAATCGCCCATTCCAGAAGGGGAATAAAGTGGCTAAAGTAAGTACTCTTAATCGCGCAGTTAAACTGCTCACGAAAGATCCGTTCATGTCGGTAGATGAGTTCACCAAGAAGATGAAAGTCAACAGCAAAGCTTACGCGTATATCTTACGTAGTAAGGCGCGGGCGCTCATACCGAAGGCTGACATCGGAGTGGCGGCAGATAATATGGTTGCAGGGGATACTCCTCCGACTACAATTACTCTTCCACCAGAAGCTGAAGTTACGTTTATCCCGGCGTTCTTGCGCGAGAACTTGCCGCAAGACCAAGTTAATCACCCACCGCACTACACGGCTGGAGGGATAGAGACCATCGACTTTATCGAGGCGAAGGGTCTGGATTACAACTTAGGTAACGTAGTGAAGTACGTTAGCAGAGCGGACCAAAAAGGGAATAAACTCCAAGATCTGGAGAAGGCCCGTTGGTATCTTGAGCGAGCAATCAGCAATTTAGTTTAATCGACCGGGGCATGGGTTCGCTCATGCCCCTTTTTTGTGACTGTACTAGCCGCTATCTGATGTTTATAACTTTAGACTTTGAGACATTCTACGACTCGAAGATCAAGCTCGGGTTCAAGCACCAAACAACAGAGGAATACATACGTGACAAACGCTTTGAGGTAATTGGAGTAGGTGTCAAGTTTGACGGGGGGGAGGCCAAGTGGGTCACGGGAACCAAGGACGAGATCGCTAAATATCTATCCACCCTACCGTGGGACGATAGTACAGTCCTGTGCCACAACATGTTGTTCGACGGCGCGATCCTCAGTTGGATATACGGCATCAAGCCCAAGGCGTTGCGCGATACGTTGTGCATGGCGCGGGCGCTCCACGGAGTTGATGTCGGGGGTTCGCTTGCCTCACTAGCGTTGCGCTATGGCATCGGGGTCAAGGGCGATGAGGTGGTGGCTGCGGAGGGCAAGCGTAGGCTCGACTTCACCAAAGAAGAACTTGATGAATACGGACGGTACTGCGTGAATGACGTAGACCTGACCTACAAGTTATGGGGCCTGTTGTCTGAAGACTTTCCTCAATCAGAACTAGATCTGATCGACATGACAATACGCATGTTCACGGAGCCTGTGCTGACCGTGGACGACGCGATGCTTGACCATAGGTTACTGCAACTAGACCACGAACGAATCATTATGTACGGCAGGGCCTATCAAGCACTCGGGGGAGAGGACACTCCGTTTGAACTTACGGATGTTCCCAAGAAACTGCATAGTAATAAACAATTTGGCGAGATTCTTCAGACGATGTTCGGCATCGACCCGCCGATGAAGATAAGCCCAACCACGGGTAAGCCCACGCTCGCGCTGGCAAAAAAGGACGAGGGCTTCCTTGCACTACTAGAGCACGAGAACGAGGAAGTGCAGATGTTGTGCGCGGTCAGGCTTAACACCAAGTCCACCCTTGAAGAGACAAGATGTCAGAGATTCATTGATGTTGCCAAGCGCAACCGGGGGCGCATCCCTATCCCCCTGAAGTACTACGGGGCGCATACAGGCCGGTGGTCGGGTACGGACAAGGTGAACTTCCAGAACCTTCCGTCAAGAGATAAAACCAAGAAGACACTCAAGAATGCTATCTGTCCGCCAGATGGGTACATGATCATCAACTGTGACTCTTCTCAGATTGAGGCACGGATACTCGCGTGGCTGGCTGGTCAGGATGACGTAGTAAAACAATTTGCCAATGGCGAGGATGTGTACTCGATCTTCGCTACTGAGGTCTACAACACGCCCATCACCAAAGCCAACCCTGAAGAGCGGTTCGTCGGTAAGACCTGCATTCTTGGGCTAGGTTACGGTACAGGCGCGCCTAAGTTGCAACACACATTAGCCACGGCGCAACCCATCAGCGTCAAGATTGACGACGAGGAATCCAAACGGATTGTCAAGATCTACCGGGACAAGAACAAGAAAATCGTCGACCTATGGCGCGAGGGTGACAAAATGCTCGACGGTCTGTACACGTGGTCGGATGAGAGTTCGCCGTTCGACTATGGTGAACATGGCGTGGTCAAGGTCGATAAAACTGGTATCAGGTTACCCAACGGCTTGTACATTCGTTATCCAGAACTAGATAAAAAGACGGACGAGGGCAAGACGCACTATGTCTACAAGTCACGCCGAGGGGAGATCCCACTATGGGGTGGATCGATAGTTGAGAACGTGGTGCAAGCGTTGGCAAGAATAGTCGTGGGCGAACAGATGCTGGCTATTCAACGTCGCTATCGTGTCGTGCTGACTGTGCATGACGCGGCGGTGTGCGTAGTACCAGAGGCTGAGAAGGACGAGGCGCTCGCGTACATCATGGAGTGCATGTCAACCCCTCCCGATTGGGGCAAAGATTTACCGATTACCTGCGAAGCAAGTGTTGCACATAGCTACGGAGAGTGTTAATATGTACATTCGCGCTTTACAAACGGAATCGGTATGAGCTTTACTTGGTCGTTCTCTTCCCTCAAAGATTATGTTAACTGCCCAAGGCAGTACCATGAGATAAAAGTATTAAAGCGGTTCCACAAGCGCCCCACGCCCGAGATGACCTACGGAAACGAGGTACATAAGGCGATAGAAAACTACGTCAAGGACGGGTCGGAGCTTGCAAAAAACTACCAGCAATTTAAGTCCGTACTTGATGTGCTTGTAGACATGGACGGGGAGAAGTACCCCGAACATAGAATGGCTCTGGACCGCGACGGCAATGCTGCTCAATACTCAAAAGATTATTGGGTCAGAGGTATCGTTGACTTGCTGGTCATCAACGGTGACAAAGCGCACATCGTTGACTACAAGACTGGCAGTAACAAGTACGCTGATTCAAAACAATTAAAGCTCATGGCGCTGATGACGTTCGCGCACTTCCCAGAGGTTCAGCATATCAACGCGGCGTTGCTCTTCATCGTCAAAGAAAGTTTTTTGGAAGAAGAATACAAGCGTGAGGACATTGACGAGTTGTGGAGTTACTTTACTGGTGATCTCACCCGCTTGCGTATTTCGTACGAAGCAGACATTTGGAATCCAAACAAGACGCCATTGTGTGGATGGTGTCCCGTTACTACTTGTGAACACTACAAAGACCGGAGGTAAACATGGATAAAAGCGAATCGTGGCGCAAATGGTGGATGGAAACGCATGGCAAAAACATGCCGATGGGTGGGTATCATCCGATGGAAGGACACATCTATGATTCGTTCATGGCAGGATGGGATGCGGCAGATAAACAATCTCAGGTTGAGATTACGCACCTCAAAGAGCAACTGATGCGAGCCAATACAAACGATGGTGCATATAAAGCCGCATTTCTAGCCGGTCAGATGGCTAAAAAGAAATGACCCATAACTGTCAGCAATGCAGAGTAAACCCTGCGATACATAAAGTGCCGGTATCAAAAGGTAAGGGCTTTCGCTGGAAGTGCGAAGCTTGCTATAAACGACTAGCCCCAAGCGGGTTCAAGGACAAGATTGCATGAAACGCTGCTGGCCTAAAAAACTTTACTACGTATGTTGTCGCTGGATCGCTTACCCAGAAGGCGGCGGCAAAAACTTTATCCGCACCCCATCCTTGGGCCGAGCGCGGTACTACGCTAAGAAACTAAAACTCAAGGTGCGCCAGATTGATGTGCGTCAAATGGGCAAGAAGGCGTATGTTTTGCAGGGGAGTTGGCTATGAGATACGGCATCCTTGATGACG